TGCACTTCAATATACATCTGGTGGTACTGCTCAGTTAATCAAATTACCTACTAATTTCCCTGTTGATAGCACACCAATTACTCGTGTTATAGATACGACTACTTTTGCCTTTGATGCTGGAATATCCACACAAGTTAATCTTTATAATAGGGGTGGTGTTGTTAGAAGACCTCTTAAAGTTATTATTGACGATCCACTACCATATGCAGGTGTTGATTTAATTTATAGTTCTGATTCCGTTAGTGGAGTGGGAACAGGTGGTCAGATTGATATTGTAGTTGGTCAAGGATCAAGTGTAATCAGTTTTAGAATCACTAACACAGGTTCTGCTTATGGTAACGATGAAATTCTAACAGTTCCTGTTGGAGGAGCTACTGGTATTCCTACAGATCCATCTAAGACATTCAAAGAATTCCAACTT